CTTTGACGGTTGTTTACAAACCATTTTATGCAAAAATCAGGACATGAAAATTCATGGTTGACTTTTCAAGGGGCACCTACTATAATCTGGATATCGATACGAGAACATATGTTCTTATTCAGATTGTGTCAAAGAAAGGAGCGCGAAGCTGGATGACGAACACGCAGTTGAGCCGAACAGACCATCACACTGAAAGAAAGGAGGCTTCCGCCTTGGAGGGCACGCAGGACATCAAAACCTATCTGCGCGAGGTGCGCCACCTGCATCTCTACGCGCAGCTGTTATGCGCCCGCGCTGAAAAATACCGCGAGATGGCCATGCAGGCCACTGGCCGGGCCGACGCCATCCGCGTCAGCGGCACGCCGGACCACAGCAAGGTGGAAAAATACATTCTGGAGCTTTGGGAGGCACACGAGGAGCTGCAAACGCGCGTTTCGGCCATGCTGAAAGAAGCCCGAAAAGCCGAAAGTCTCATTGCCCGTCTGGAGGACGAACGCTATCACGCCGTTTTACAGCTGCGCTACCTGTGCAGCTGCACTTGGGAGGAAATCAGCCAGAAGCTGAGCTTTACCCCGCGCTGGGTGCACAAGCTGCACGGCGAGGCGCTTTTGGCGCTGGAAAAAATCGTCCAGAAAAACAGGACCTGAGAATTCTGAAAGTGGACATTGTAATTCCCACTTTTCCATGGTATCGTGGTATTGTTACAAAGTACATACAGCAGAGGATGAGGGAATGGCCGTCAAAGGGGCCGTTCCCTTTTTGCATGGGATGGAGGGAGTGAACCGTGGACAAGAAGAAAAAAACGGCTTCTCAGAAGAAGCACCGCGAGGCTGTGCTGGCCAAGGCGGGGCCCAGCGTGGTTTCGGCGGTCAACCGGCTGGCCATTCAGGTGGACAGCGAAAACGATGCGGTGGCACAGCGCGCAGCCAAGGAGCTGATCGACCTGTTCGCCAGAGATGTGATGCAGGAGGAAGAACGCGAAATCGTCATCCGGATTGAAGGCATGCCGGAGATTGGCATGCCCGACGCGCCCGGGGAGGCGAAGCCGTGAAGGAATACGCCATCGCCTATTCCCCTACGCCCAAGCAGCGCATGTTTCATGCCTCCAAAGCGGATGAGGTGCTCTTTGGCGGCGCGGCAGGCGGTGGCAAATCCAAGGCGGTGGTGATGGATGCACTGTTTCGCTGCCTAAAGCATCCGCGCACGCATGCCTATGTGTTTCGCCGCACCTATGGCGAGCTGGAGGACACCATCATCCGCGAAGCGCGCGACAGCTACCCCGACGGGCTGGGCAAGTACAACGCAGCCCGCCACGAGATTGCCTTTCCCAACGGATCGGTCATCCACTTCCGGCACTGCGCGCACAAGGACGACATGTACGCCTACAAGGGCGTGGAGGTTCAGTGGCTGTACTTTGACGAGCTGACCAGCTTTGAACAGGAGATTTACGATTTCCTCAAAACGCGCCTGCGCGCCAAAAAGGACCTGAGGGTTCATCCCTGCGTGCGCTCCACCTCTAACCCCGGCGACATCGGCCACGCATGGGTGAAAAAGCGCTTTGTGGACGCGGCCCCGTACATGGAGCTGTTCCCCATCGAAATCACCAGCCGCGCAAGCAAGCGCAAAAAGGTGTACCAGCTTCAGTACATCCCCAGCCTGGTGACGGAAAACCCGCACATTGGCGAGGATTACCTCTTTCAGCTGGAAAGCAAGCCTCCGGCCATCCGCAATGCGCTGCTCTACGGCGACTGGAACGCCTTTGAGGGGCAGGTGTTCATCGAATGGGCCGACCGGCCGGAGCACTACATCGATCAGCTGTGGACGCATGTGGTGACGCCCTTTGAGATCCCGCCTGACTGGCCGCGCTACATGAGCTTTGACCATGGCTATGCCAAGCCCTTCAGCGTGGGCTGGTGGGCGGTATCTCCCGGGGGTGTGGCCTATCGCTACCGCGAATGGTACGGCTGCGAGCCCGGACGGCCCAATGTGGGCCTGAAGCTGACGCCCCGGCAGATTGCCCAGGGCATTCTGGACCGCGAACAGTACGAGCGCGACAACAACCTGCGCATCGACCGCATCGCTGACCCGGCCATCTTCGACCGTTCGCGCGGCGACAGCGTGGCCCAGCTGATGGAGCCGCGCGGCGATCAGAAAGGCGTGTTCTTCCGCCCCGGCGACAACACGCGATTGGCCGGCAAGATGGAATTGCACGAACGCCTTCGCTTTGACGAAACAGGCAAGGCCCGGCTGTATGTGTTTTCCAGCTGCCGCGATTTCATCCGCACGCTGCCTGCGCTGCCCTATTCCTCCCACGCTGTAGAGGATGTGGACACGGCGGCTGAAGACCACATCTACGACGAAACGCGCTACTTCTGCATGGCGCGGCCCGTGTGCGCGCCAAAGCCCAAAAAGAACCGAAGCACCGCCTATGATCCCTTTCATGTGTACGGTCGGGGATAGCATCCCCGGGAAGGAGTGAACCCCTATGCCCCACAACGAACCCCGAAACCTGGTGGAAGAGGCTTACGGCAGGCTGCGCATCTGGCGCGACGGCTGCCGCGGCATCCACGAGCGCGCGCGGGAGGCGCGCCGCATTCTGCTGCTGGAAGATCCCAAGCAGGATGCGCTTACCGCCTCGCGCCGCAAGGACAAGCCCACCCTGCAATTGCATACCCTCAAATCCACCTTCAACAACTGTGTGGCCGACCAGATGGACAACATGCCGGAAGCCCTGATGCTGCCGGAGACGAAAGAGCTGGAATCCGTGGCCGAGGACCTGACCGACGTGGTGCGCTTTGTGATGGCGCAAAACAACTACGAGCTGCTCCACCGCCGCCGCGTGGAGGACTGCTTTGCCACCGGCACCTCCGTGACCCAGGTAGCCTGGGACTGCGACATGGACCACGGGCGCGGCAATGTGGCACTCATCCGCTGGCCCATCGAAGCCTTTCTGTGGGATCCCGCTGCCGAAAGCCTGCAGGATGGCCGCGCCGTGTTCAAGGTGAGCTGGCATCCCATGAGCTGGTATCAGCAGCATTATCCCGAGCACTACCCCCTGATGAACGGCGACGAGAATGAATACAGCGGTCTGGGCGTGCCGGATGCACAGGAGAAGGGTCGGCCCTCAGACGAGGAGCGCGCCATGCTGCTGGAATACTGGTACCGCCTGTACGACGCCCAGCTTCGCCGCTATACCGTGAACGTGGCATATCTGGCCGGCGGCGTGCTGTTGAGCGACAGCCGCGATGTGTACCGGCATGGCCTGTACCCCTTCGTGCTGGATGTATACACGCCCATCGAGGGCTTGCCCGTGGGTGACGGCATGGTGCAGGAGCTGGCCCCCATGATGCGCTATGTGAACCGCTACGCCAGCTACATCGACATGAACCTGCGCATGGCCTCCAAGGGCCGTCTGCTGGTGGACCGCAACGCAGGTCTGGACAAAGAAGCCCTTCTGGACTGGGAAACCGACGTAGTGGAGGGCGACCGCATTGACGCCAGCGCCCTGCACTGGATGCAGACGCAGCCTTTCACCGGCATGGTGACGCAGCAGCTGATGCAATTGCAGGACGACATCAAGCAGGACAGCGGCCAGAACCAGTTCTCCCGCGGCGAAACCGTGGGCGGCGTCACGGCGGCCAGCGCCATCAGCGCCCTGCAGGAGGCCGGCGGCAAGATCACCCGTTTGCGCACGCATGTGTTCAATCAGGGATTCAAGGAAATGGCCACGCAGATGATGTGGCTGATCAACCAGTTTTATGACCGCAGGCGCGTTTTGTTCATCACCGGGCGCGGCGGCACAGATCGGCGCATGGTGGACGCAAGCCCCGAGAGGCTGTTTGGAAAGAGCACCCAAAGCGCCGCTCTGCCCGCCCCGCCCTATACCGTGCAAGTGCAGGTGCAGCGCCGAAATCCGCTTCGGCAGCAGGCGCAGAACGACCTGTTTTTGCAGGCGTATCAGCTCAGCGCCCAGGCGGGGCAGTATTTCCCCTTGAGCGCGCTGTTTGAGCTGCTGCATGTGGACGGCAAGGAGCGTATCCTGCCCGTGCTGCGCGAAAACGAGCATCTGCCCGCGCAGCTTGAACAGCAGCAGACCGAAAACGCAGATTTGAAGCGCATGTGCACCGAGGCCAGCCAGATCATGAACCGACAGCAGCAGAGCGCTGACGGCCAAAAGGAGCTTGTGGAAAAGCTGCTGGCCGAGCGCGAGGAGATGCAGCACATGATTGAGCAGATGCAAAAGGAGCTGGACCGCAGAACCCAGATCGAGGAAGCGGCAGAGGCGACGGAAGCCTAAGCCGCTTTTTTGATACCCATTTTTCAATGCAAAGGAGGAACCAACCAATGGAAACCAACCAGGCAACCATGCAGAACATGCTGAATGAAGCCGCTGCGCAGCAGCCGCCTATCCAGCAGCCCATGCAGGAACTCCAGCCGCAGCAGGAGCCCATCGAACTGCAGCTGCGCGCCCATGAGCTGATCGCCCAGGCGCGCACCATTCAGGCGGTGGCGCGTGTGGACGTGCTGGCCCTCTACAACACCGACGCAGAAGTGCGTCAGAAGGTGCTCAGCGGCGAATGGGACTTCATCGACGTGTGGAAGACCCTGCAGCCCGCGCCCACCCCGCCCGCGCCCGTGCGCACGGCCAACGGCGGCGCCGGCGCCAGCGCCATGAACATCGGCGCCATGAACGACCAGCAGTTCACCAAGCTCAACGAGCTGCTCAAAAAGGGCGTCAAGGTCGACATGACCTACTGATTCAACAAAGGAGGAGTGAAACCATATGGCTCTGTTTGACAACATGAACCTCACCACCAGCCAGGGCGTGGCACCCGGCGTGGTGGACTACTACGAGCGCACGCTGATTGAAAACGTGCGCCCCGAAATGGTGCATGGCCGCGACGCGCAGAAGCGTCTGCTGCCCGAGCACAACGGCAAGCAGGTGCAGTTCCGCCGCATGATTCCCTACGAGGCCTGCACCGAACCTCTGCGCGAAGGCGTAACGCCCCAGGGCCAGGAAATTCAGCAGACGGCCTTCACCGCGATGGTCAAGCCCTATGGCCGCCACGTGGAGCTGACCGACGAGCTGAACTTCTACCAGCTGGACAACATGCACCAGGAAGTGGCGAAGCTTTTGTCCGACCAGGCGGTGCTGAGCCTGGACACCATCTGCCGCGACGCCCTGTGCGCCGGCATGAACGTGCAGTACGCCGGCGGCAAGACGGGCCGTGCCCTGATCACCGCCCAGGATAAGCTGACCCCCGAGGAGATCAAAAAGGCCGTGCGCACCCTGCGCCGCAACAACTGCCAGCCCTTTGAGGACGGCTTCTACCACGCCATCGTCCACCCCGATGCCATCTACGACCTGACCGCCGACGAACAGTGGATTGACGTGGCCAAGTATCAGGACAAGGAAAAGATCGAGCGCTA